AAACACGAACGAATCTACAATAAACTCAATGTTGTCGATCCTGCTGGTATCGGCGTGTCAAAACCACCCTCAGATTTCTCAAAGTATGTTCTAGGCAAAGTCAAAGCAGCCAATCCACATACTGTAGTTGGTCAACGTCGTTGGGACGTAAAGAAAGAAGTTTGATCCATTGAGTAAGAAGACAATTCCTAAATTCAAGAAAATTGCAAGGGGCCTTTCGTTAAGGAAGGTCCCTTTTTCGCATAAAGGAGAAACTATGTCAAAACGTAAAGTCAAGAAGCAACAAGATCAACAGACTGCGCAACGTAATCATTTCGAACTTAGAACAGTTTCTCCACTCACACCAAATCAGCAACTGACTTTTGAAGCCTACAATCGTGGTTCCAATTTGATGCTTCATGGTTATGCAGGAACTGGTAAGTCTTACATCTCTTTGTATCTTGCACTGAATGAAGTCTTGTCATCTGCGAGCAACTATGATAAAGTCATTATCGTTCGATCTGTTGTTCCTTCTCGTGACATTGGATTCCTTCCTGGTAGTGTGAAAGAAAAGATTAGAGTATATGAAGAACCATACAAGGAAATCTGTGATGAACTCTTTGGTCGAGGTGATGGATATGACATACTCAAGATGCGTGGAATCATTCACTTCACAACAACATCGTTCCTTCGAGGCATCACGTTCAATAACGCTATCGTGATTGTTGATGAAGCACAAAATCTTGCCTACAACGAGTTTTATACAACACTAACACGTCTTGGAGACACATCAAAACTATTGGTCTGTGGAGATTTCAGACAAACTGATTTGAAAAAACACGAAAGTAATAACTCAATCATTCATATGATGAATATTTTGAAGAAAATGAGTTCAATGAGATTCGTTGAATTTGAAAAACAAGATATTGTAAGATCAAATTTCGTTAGAGAGTTTATTATAAAAAGCACAGAATATCAAGACTCGTTAGATTATCCATTAGGGTAGTTCTAAAAAAGTCAAGTTTTATAAATATGAGACTACTGTGGAGGATATTCATGTATAAAATATATCTCATAACAAACTTGATCAATCAAAAAAAATATGTTGGAATAACCAAAAAGACTATTGAAGAAAGGTGGCAAGACCACATCAAAACAGCGAAAAAAAGACGAAAAAAATATGCTGTCCATAATGCTATTCTAAAGTATGGATTAGAAAATTTTTCAATCGTTCTATTAGAAGAAAATGATAATGTTGAAAGAGAAATGTTTTGGATTGAACAACACGATTCATATAATAATGGATACAACTTGACAAAGGGTGGTGATGGCACAAATGGAATTACTGTTACTATTGAAGAAAGAGAAAAACGATCAATAAGAGCAAAAGAAAAACACAAAGAAAAAGTTATAGGAATGCATGGTAAAAAGCACAGTGAAGAAACTAAACAAAAAATACATGAATCCCATAAACTACTAAATAGAACTAAAGATAATAATCCTATGTTTGGTAAAAAGCACAGTGAAGAAACTAAACAAAAACTGAGAAAACCAAAATCTGAAGAAACTAAACAAAAGATGAGAGAAGCCCAGAAAAATAGGAATATTGATGTTTCAGGCAAAAATAATCCTATGTTTGGTAGAAAACACAGTGAAGAAACAAAACAAAAAATAAGAGAAGCCAGAATAAAACGAACGGAAATGGGACTATGAAAAGTTTCTTAGAGTATCTAACAGAGGCTGTATCACTTGACGACGATCTTTTGGGTCATCTAACACATGCTAAGGACATTCCACATGAGTCTCCTGGGCATACAAGGGCTGCTGTTGATATGATTAGATCATTTCATCATCTTCGACAGGGTAAAGAAAGTGATGTTAGTGCTTCTTTGAAACATGATGGTGGTGCTTCAGTTCATATCGTACATGATAAAGATGGTCGTGTTGGTGTAAGCGACAAACACAGATTCTCACGTGGTGTTGTTGCTTATTCCGATGATGAGATTGATCAACACTTTGGCAAACATCCAGGCTATGCGCAGGCTCTCAAACATCTAAGAGAACATGGTCATGAGATTGTAGGAAAAGGTCATCACGTTCAAGGTGATATTCTCTACACACCAGACGATCCAACTCATGAACGCAAAGGTTCAAAAGTAGATTACACTCCAAATAGAATTACATATCATGCCAAGACATCTGCACCTGTCGGCATTGCTATTCATACAGAGATCACAAAGGGCGTGGCTCATGCTCCATCAAAGAAAGCTGTAAGATCAAGTCCAAACATCTTTGTTCCCAGAGTTGATTTCAATCATGCAGATCATCCATATGGTGATGAACACCAAAAAGCTGTTGAGCATCATCTCGGACAAGCAGAAAAGTTGCTTGATGTACATACGACAGAACATCTAACACCAGAGCATATCAATCATCTAACAATCTATCATAATCGTGTTGCTCGTGGTGGTCGTAAACCTTCACTTGAGGGATACACGAAATATCTACGGTCAAGAGGTGAAGAAGAAGCTAAGAAACTCAAAACAGAAAAAGGTCAGCAAAAGACTAAAGCTGCATATGAAAATCTTGCTTCTCATGCCGAAAAGAATGCCGAACACTTCAATAGATCAATACAGATTCGTCATCATCTTCAGGCTGCAACAGATCATGTTCTACATGGCATCAATCATCCAGAAATGGAAACATCAATTGACGGCAAGAAGTCTATTGGCGAAGGTGTCGTTCTACAGAAAAAAGATACACAAGGTAGATTGCGCCCTGTTGCTAAACTTGTTCATTCCGATGTTCAACATGCTCTTGGTAACAATCCAAGATTCCCTAACAAAGGTGCTATCAACGAAAGCAAAGATAAAAGAACAGTTGGTACATTGTTCATGGGCAAAATAAGATATGCAACTCCTGGACACGTAGAAGGCTTCAATACTGCTAGGAAGATAGCAGAAAAACATGGTGGACAACTACATGTTCATCTAACGGGAACATCTGAACCGTTAACTCCAGAACAAAAGAAAGCTCATGCAGAAGCTATGTTTCAGCATCCAGTTGAGTCAACCAAGAATGTGTTCGATTCACTAACAAGACTATCTGGGCAACATCATTCGTTACATATCGTAGCCGGTTCAGATCGTGCTGCTGAATATCGAGCCCTTGCAGAAAAATACAATGGCAAGCCAGATAAGAGTGGCAACATACCATTTCATTTTCCAGGTGGTATTCATGTTCATGAAGTCTCTGGTCAAAGATCGACGATTGCTGATATCGGTAAACATCCAACTAAAATGTCAAGAAATGAGATTGTAAGAAGCTCTTCGGCTACAGAAGTAATAGGCTTAGCTAAGTCTGGTGATTATGCTGGATTCAAAGCATATCATCCAGGCGTGCCAGAAAAGATTGTTAAAGGTAACTATAACACAATCAGATCACAGTCTGCTGAACAAGCTGCGGCTAAACCAGCTAAAGCTAAAGCAACAAAGAAGAAGATTATGGAAATGCTAAGAGAGATGCTACAAAATCCTCTAGGTATGAAGAAAATCAAATACGAAGGCACTCTGGGCAGAAAGAGCATGATGGTATTACCAAGACGTTCTGGCTCTAGTGCTGGAGGAGATGGAGAATGAAGACTTTTAAGCAATTCATTAAAGAGGACGCTGCACAAGCTCCACCAGCAATTGTTCAGCCTGCGCCTGCTGGCAAAGAAGATCACATTGGTAGCTTGATCAAGAGAATGGGTAAGCCAGATAGCATTGCTGCATTGATCAAGAAGCATGAAGATCGTGAAAAAGAATTTGAAGACTTTGCACACAGAACATTCAAGTACGAGGGCCCTGCTGGTAAAGTTACGCACGACACTGGCGGCATGACCAGATATGGCATCAGCAAGAGGGCTCATCCAGACGTTGATGTTGCAAACCTTACCAAAGATGAAGCCAAAGACATTTATCGAAAACATTACTTTGAAGGTATGGGTAATCTCAGTCATCTAAGCCACAGATCGAGAGCAGTCGTGCTAGACGCTGCTATCAATCAAGGCAAAGGCTTTGCCGAAAAGTTAGCTAAAGAGCACGGCGACAATTATGAAAAGCTAATTAAAGGTAGAAAAGATCATTATGATCATCTGGCTACAAAGAATCCAGAAAAGTACGGCAAGTACCACAAGGGTTGGTTGAACAGACTAGATAGTCTAAGAAAAGATACACAGGATTTGAAAAACTAATAATATAATGAGTATATCATGAGCAAGACATTCAACTATGTGACTGGCATTCCAGAACTTCAGCCACTTTCAACTAAAGAAGTCGATGGTTCTAGGCATTATATTGTACCAGGTGGAGATTCGTTTCCATCTGTGACAACTGTGCTAGGACATTTCAAGAAAAAGCAAATCCAAGAATGGCGAGATCGAGTTGGTCATGAAGAAGCCAATCGTATCTCTAATCGAGCTTCTACTCGTGGCACCAAGTTTCATTCTCTGATGGAACGGTATCTTGAAAACAAGCCAATCAAAGAAGTGTTGCATGAGGGTGTGATGCCAGATATGCGGCAAGCCTTTCGTGATATGCTTCCAACACTAGATCGCATCGACAACATACATTATCTAGAGTGCCCATTATACTCAACCAAGATGCGATTAGCAGGTCGAACAGACGTGATTGGTGAGTTTGATGGAACGCTGAGTGTCATTGACTTCAAGACTTCCACAAGAAACAAATCTGAAAGTTACATCCAAAACTATTTCGAACAGGCCACTGCATACAGTCTCATGTATGAGGAACGTGTTGAAAATCCAATCGATCAAATCGTTGTGATCATTTCCGTAGACAATGAACCTGATCCACAAGTCTTCGTCAAACGTAAAGAGGAATATGAGTCTAGTCTATTCCAAAAAATCTACGATTATCATCTTGACAAGACCAGGTATACCTGATATAAATACACCTGTATCATTGAAGCTGTTGGAAGACGGACTGGACTGCGGGGCGGTACCGCACACGTCCACCACAGATACACAAAAGGACTTAGTTTCTGACTAATTATTTCAATTAGTGCTAGTCAACAGTTAAGGCAGATATAATACTGTTGGAGAAACTTTTGTGTATCTTTGATGGGCGTGAAA